GCATGAGCAAACTGCTACTGCAACCTGACTGCATTGCAGATTATCGTGTGCTGATTGTATTAAGTTTACTATTGATTGTCTAGCATCTTCCCATCCCTCTAGATAGGACTCTTGCTTCATTATGCGTAGTGTTTTTTCCATCTCACTGCTCATCCGTTCTCCGTATTTTTTGGGTATGGCAGAGTAACCATAGACCCACAACTAGCACACTCACCGTCTAGGAAATAAAATGATATCTCTTTATTCTCAAATGCCACAAGGGCAATAAATATTTCTGAGCCACATAAACATACATCACCTATTGACTCACCCCGTAGGTCCATGGACCTGCTGTAGTCACCGTGATGGATTAAATCTCGTATGTCTTTAGACTCTTCATTCACCATTGTCTGTTCTTTCTTGTGGCTCGTCTGGTTCTACCTTTGGTCTAAACCCACCTAGATTTCTAACTAGAGATGCAAGGGCACGTTTGACTTTCATACGTGCACCATCTGCTGTTGTATCTAAATCCTTTGCTATGTCTGACCACTCGCTTAACTCCGTGCTATATCTAGTTCTTAAAATGTTTTGCTTGGCTTCTGTTAGTTTGTAAAATGCTGAAGCAATATCAGACCTAAGAACTAGCCAGTTGTTACCGTCATTAATTTCATTTGATTTAACCTGACTACCTATATCTTTAATCTTTGTTGGAATCTCATATGATTCTGAAATAATAGATGGCAGAAACGCCTCAACTACAGACACGTCGTAGTAATACAAGTCAAGTAACTCATAGCCAACCGTCCGCGCTTTCTCTTGTTCGCAATACTTAATTGCTGCATGCCTAAGAGATTTGGCTATGAGTTTGTCCTTGTCTTTTTGTTCTAACACTGACCACTCTTTGTACTTAGCAGGGTGGGTAACAAACCACATCCACAATGTTTGGCGTATGTCTTGCTGCTCAACCATTGGATACTTCTTCTGATACTCAGTGGCTATGGAAGCGACAACCGACTCGTATTCCTCCGTAAATGCGCTTTCCATATAAAAAAAATACTACCCCTCTGACTCAGAAATCCCTGCCCATTGTCCACGTTGTACCAATAGTCCGATTATTGCATAGTTGGCTAGGTCTACAAGCGTATCTTCTACTGTTTCGTAGTTGGGCGTGTCGCCCTTGTCTACTAAATGATTAAGTCTGGCTAACTTGTCGTGCATACGCACACGTAGCCCATTCATAGCACCGCCTGGAGCATGGGCTATGTTAAGCGGTCCGTAATCTGCATGCTTTTTAAATAGGATTGTCAGTAGTTCTTCTGCAATCTGTTCTGCATCTGTATTATTTTTCATTGAGTATATCCTTTATGTTGTCGTCGAACTTAAACATTGCTTCTTGAACTAACACCTCTTCGATAATCTCTTCGCCGTCACCATTGGCTGTTGCAATTAAAACACCTGCCAACATAGTTAACATTGCTTTAGCATTATCTACATTTGAATCCATCTCTAAGTATACATCGTGTAAAGCATTAAGTAGGTCAAGACCTTTCTTATCACTGATAGGTACACCTATAGCCCTTGGGTTGTTCTTAACAAACTCCCATACTGGTTCTTTACTTCGAGATACATCTTCTGATTCTTTCATTAATAAACTCCGCTCCTAAACTCTGCACAATGCTATTTACATCGTGACCTTCTGGCATCTGGACAATGTTGACATTGCCTAGTTCCCTGCTTATCTTCTTACCGAACTCTAAACCTGGAGCATCACCGTCTGCAAGGATAATCACTGTATCAAAGTCGTCTAGGATTTTAGAATAATATGGCTTCCAATTGTTTGCACCTGGAATACCTACTGCTGCATGCCCTGTCTTTACTACTACTGTGATTGCATCTATCTCACCTTCTGTGACACATATGTAATCATCTGAACCTAAAACTGATTGTGCATTAAACATTGTTGTCTTAGCACCTGGCATGCCCATGTACTTAGGGTCTTCGCCCTGCATACTTCTAAAGCGTATATCAACCACACCTGATGGTGTGATATAAGGAATTGCTAATCTACCTGTGTATGCTTCATGACCTGGAAGAGCGTCCTTCACTACTCCTAGATGAAACTGCTGAACTTCTGCGACCGATAGACCCCGTGTTGCTAGGTAATCTGCTGCCAGATTTATATGGCTTGCGTACTGCTGTGTTGCCTGCAGGAGAAATTGCCTCTGCGAACTTGAGAGCCTCACTGTAGTTGCCTCCTTCCTTGTACATAATTAAATCATATACATCTCCACCAACACCACATCCGTGGCATTTGAATCTTTGTTCATCGAAGTTAATACCTGCTGATGCATGACCATCATCATGAAATGGACATTTGATTTTGCGCCAACCGTATCCCACTGCAGGGACGGTGGCGCCTACATACTCCAGGTAGACAGCAATGCTGTGCTTATCCATAGCAATAATCCTAGTAGTTCTTGTTGTAATGCTATTAGCATTAAGTATTCAAACAATTTTCATTACCTCCTTTATTAGTTTAAGCCATATTGATGCTGGCATAGTGCAGTACCATTCATCTACATTTGATTTACCTTTGCGTTTGTGTAGAACAGTACCTGTCCATGCGCTGTCATTTTTCATTTCAACTTCTAGTTCTTTAACCCAAGCGCTGAGGTCTAAACGTACGTGGTCTTTGACTTCGATAGTAACGCCATTTACACCGCTGATATCGCCTTTGTCTAACTGTGCTCCTGCTATTCTGCGGTCTGCATACTGATAGCCGTTGGCTTTAAGCCATTTAACTACATCTGCTTCTGCTTTACTACCTTTACGCTTGGCTGGATTACTCACATAGTACCTTCCTGTTGATACTGGTATCTAATAGGAACATCTTCCAAGTACATTGATTCAGGGTCAAAGGATAGACTGACATAGTTGTTTCCTGTTTGGTCTGCCTTGCCATATCTATTCTTTACTGGAGCCACACATAAGTATGACTCTTCCCCTTGTTTCATTTGTCCTATTGTTAATACCATTGCTGGAATCTGATTGACTAATCCTTGGATAGCCGAACGTGGCTGACATGGATAACCCTCAAACCCTTCTTTAGTATGGTGTAATACTAGTAGTGCTGCGTTAGTATCTCGTGCAAGATACTTTAATTCTTTCATCGCAGCACGCATTCCACCGAACTCATCATGCCCATCCATTGCAATATCCATTAGGTTATCTACAACAATTAGTGTTGGGCTTCTACCCCATACAGTTTCAAAGGCTGAGACTTCATCATCTAAATCCTTGAGTGTAGGTGTTGATTCAAATGACCAGAACAAATGATTGTTATGCAGTAGTAATTCATTTGCTTTATCTGGCTCACGCTTGAGCAATAGTTCTGCAGATGTCTGACTAATCTTGCCAGTCATTGCAATCAAACGCATTGCCATGGTGTGTGCATTTGTATCTGCGCTGAAGTAAAGCGTTGGTTGTTTAACTCTGGCTGCAATTGCTAATGCAATTGAAGACTTGCCTGCACCTGGAGTGCCTGCAATTACAGTTACCTCTGCTCTACGCAGGATTATTCCTGCCCTCTCAAAAGCCTGAAAGGTAGGCGGCAATGGTTCGCCACCTACCTCCGACTTTGTTACTGAACGCTTGAGTGTTTTCACTTAACTTGTTCTGGCACGAATGAGTTCCACTCACTGCTTGCCATGTTTACATATTGATTCTTGCACTTATCAAACGCACCCTTTGGTGCTGGGCAGAAGTAACCTTTGTATGGCTTCCCATCTTTGCCCATTCCCTGGATTGCTGTCATACGACCATGTGGACAGTTGCGTCCACCTGCTATTGGCTGTGTATATTCTTGTGCAGGAATTGTATTTCCTGTTTCAATAACACTACCACCAATTGCTGCTGCTACTGCTGATGCTGACATGACTGGTGTTGGACCAATCTTACGAACATGTGACTCTAGTTCTTGTGTTGCTGCAACAATTGCATCTAATCCATGAGCAATTGTTTGGTCTAGTTCTTCTCCGTTTGATGCACGTACCGTTACTAAACTACCTGCTGGTGTTTTGATTGTGATACTGATTGGTGCTTCTGAGTGTGACATATTTTTCCTATTCGAATGGAGTGGTAAGACCTTTTTGGTCTCGCCATTTTCTTACTTTCATAGCAAACTCTACACCTTTGTAGCCCTCTTTGATATCTACAAATACTAATTTGCAGTTACCTGTTCCTGCTGGTAGATGTATGATGATTGCTTTTTCTTTATTGATGTCGCCCCATGTAGAGCGGGACGCCGTATCAGGGAAGTACGGCGTACCGTTGGCATAGATTGCCAACTGCATTGCAATGTTATGAGGATGGTCTATTCGACCTGTCTTCAAATCTGCAATGAACCGTTCTCCCTTGTACTCAACAACTCTATCGGGTGTACCTGCAATCTTAAACTTATCTAAGACTGCAAACTGTTCGATAAATATATTGCTGAGAACTTTAGTTGCTTCTTCGTATGCTTTAATGTCAGGCATCCATTGGTCTGGTACCTGTCCTAACTCATGACCTAAATCTAATTTCTCTGTGAATGCATGGATAGCAGTACCAATGTTGGCTGCTTTACTAGCACCTGCAACTTCCATTGCTTCTTCTATGTATCCGTTAACAGCCATTTTATCTTCTGCTGCTGCACTAATAGCCAATAATAAATCTGGGCGTGTAGTTAATCCGACTGCTGCCATTCGCATTTTCCATGCGACTAATGCAGAGGCATCATCTAAACTATTTGCAATCGTAGTTGCCCGTGTGTATGCAACTGGTGTTTTACTTTTAGGTGGCACAACCATTGGTCTGCCATATCTATCTCTATCTATTTCTACTGCTGGCATTTATATCTCCGTCTCCTATAGATGAAGCAGGCTGAGAAAGGAGACAAGAAAAATCTCAGCCTGCTTCAGTGCTATTAGTATAGCACATCCCCCTCAACCAAGGGAATTATTCTGGTATTACTTCTTGTACTTCTATATCATCAACCCATAAATCGCCATCAATGGATTGTAGTTCTACATTGATATCATCTTGAATCATATCAATAACTTCATCTCTAGTTGAAGCCTCAATACCTGAGAGGTTAACAAAGATACGTACTGTTGCAGACCAAGTGCGTCTTAGTTCATCTGCTCCGATATCACGTAGCATCTCATTGATTTCTTCAACAGATGTAGTAATCTCTTGGTCTCCAGGTGAGTACTGAATATTAAAGAACTCATATACTTTAGTACGCAAAGCAATTAATGCTTTAGCATTTTCTACTTGTCGTTCCTTGGCAAGATTACCCTCTTGTATAAAGCGGGATACTTCTGATTCTGTGTATGTAATTACTTCATTTGTTTCTGTGTTTGTGATACTGATTGTATTCACTGTTCGTCTCCTTCTGAATATAGCCATGGTTGTAAGTGGTGTCCTTCTACTATGGCGTGGGCTGGCGCAGAACTCTGCCCACGCCACATCACACCTTCTGGTAGTTCGATTAGTTTATCGTACTCTTCTTCATCACATGCATAGACGGCATCTATACATGGTTGTACCATACTGACTGGTACAGGTGGATAATGATTGCTAGTTAAATGTATAGCCATAGACTGATGAATATCTATAACTGATTCAACTAAATCATATGCTGTGTTGTATCCCATTACACACCCAGCAATTCTAATGCACGCAACTTGATACCATCGTTGCGTCCTGCAATGGTAGCAATGGATGAGTCACGGGCTGTATGGTGGTCAGCATATTCAATGACTGATTGCCATAATCCGAACTCAGTATTGCGTATGTTTTCTTGTGTCTCTGATTGAGTAAAGATATTCATTGCTTTGTGCCGTGCTGTATTAGCCCGTGCTCTAGCATTCTTCTCACCCTTACTTAGCATCTCAATAGGTGCGTTCTCAATGTGTGCAGGTAGTGCCCATACTTTCTTAAAGAAAGCAATTGCTTGTGCCCTGTCTGCATCACGCTTAAGTAATGTGTTGGCTAGATTTGTGTATGTTTCTACACTTGTGTATGTCAGGTCAAGTAAGTTTCTCATCTCACTGATTGACAACTGAGCATTGGATGTATGACGCAGCGTGTATGTATGGTCTTTCTTCTTAGCCTTGAAGACACGGTTAATCTGGTTGCTGCAAAACAGACGCTCAATAATAGGACGTATGATTACAGAACTAGAACCATCATGGCTAGTACGTGCAAGCAAGAATGCTGCATGTGGGTCGCCCATAATCTCCATCTCTTTTGGTAGTGCCATAAGCATCCATACTTTTGCACCATTGTCATACTCACCTGCTGCTGTATAGCGTGCTTCACCTGAGTCAATCAATGTATCAAGAGAGCCAAAGACTTCTTGGTTTTGAAAGACTTTATAGTTCTTGCCAACTACACCAATGACTTGGTTGTTGTTGTCTTTGTTGACTCGTAGTACTGCACGCTTGTTTTCAATTGGATAGTAATCTCTTACTGATTCAAGTTGATTAACTGAACTATCTACATATGCTTGCATTTCATGCAGATGTACTGTCCAATCTAAACCCGCTTGTTGTATAACTTCGCGGGCACTGGTTGCTTCTACTGCTGTGCCTGCTTTAATCCAGGCTGACTTGTTTTTAGTTGTTGTCATGATGTCTCCTTACCATGATGCTTGATACTTGAAGGACCATCCGTCAGGTATCTTGTCAAGTAATACAGATAGTTTATCATGTGTTTCTTTAA